CCGTGGGCTAATCCTCTCGGAATGATAGCATCTGACGATACTGATGTTCAACTGTCATTGAATAAATTCTGGACCGAAGGTCCAATCGACTCAAGCGAATACTTGAGTGGTGATGAGCAATGGCTCAATTCCACCATAAGTGAATATGAACGACTACGGTCGAAATTATCTCACGAGATAATATATGCAGAAGCATTAGAAGCCGTTGAGGCTGAAGTAGGTGATGACAAAATCATCATATCAAATAGCAATAGCTATATAATTTGCGTATTCGCAATGATCACAAGTGCCTTGTGTATGATTCTTTCAATGAAAGATACCTCAGTAAATACTGGGATAGGAAACTATGCCGAAGGCTTAGTAAGAATACCTAGAGATAGGTTTGAAACCTGGCATTTTGCCAGGAAACTCTACGATGAGAGTAAATTCGGTTTCATAGATATACCGAAATTAAAGTTGATAACCAACTCACGTTCCATGAGAACGAATTATTCCGATACCACTATCGGAAAAGTCTTAGATATGTCAAATATCTTATTATGGACTCCCAAAGGGAGTCGTATTAAAGTAACAATGGAAGTTACTAGTTTATTCCAAGATTGTAAACTTGGATTGAAAGCGTCAAATTTTAACGCATATATGCCTTCAGACTTTGCTGGAGGAGGTAAGACTGCACCTTTCGGTGTAGAAGAAAATTGGTTTAAGTACCAAAATACCTGGAAATCAGGTGAATATAAGGACCTAATTAGGGCCGTTATGAACGATACTGTTCAATATATTTCTCATTTTGAGAAGAATAAAACTTACAAATTAAGTAAGTTAGTGGAACATTTTTCCAAATTTGAACCAAGGTTCACTGATTGGGTTAAAAACCCAGAAGGTCTTATGAAGACCAGGGATCTTAAAATCCCAGATAATCTTTTAGATTATAAGTTAGGTAATCTAACTCTTGACTCAATAGAATATGAGTTATTACCCCGTCTATTAGCAACGGGGACTGCAGTTACGGAGACGCAACTGAGAATTGCATTGCAACACAATGCATTGACTGGAGCATTATGCTCTAGTGACTCATACCTTAACAGTATGATAATATTAGCAGAAGCTAATAAACTTTGGACAACTGCCAAAGTATATGACCCAACTATGTTGGGTAGATATGAAGTTCTATCAGAAATAGAACGGTTGAAGCCTCCTGGGGCTTATTTCACTAAAGGTGAATATAAAAACTTTATTTCTAAAGTTGATTCTCTCCGACATTTTAGGAGAGCCACACAGAATGAATCTGTATACCATAGAGACGCTATGGATCAAGCCTATATTAAAGGCCCTATGTTAATTAAAAACATAGAATGTACACCAGAAACCTGGTTGTTTAAGCATCAACGTAGAGTTGATAGTTCATCGTATCAAAGAGATACGGAAAATCCAGAATGGATTAAAGAAGACGATAAAATCGTCGAATGGCTCCGGACAAGATCCGGTGAAATACCCAGATATTGGGTAGAAGACGATCTCATTTTAGAGAAAGAGATAAAGTCCTATAAGGGACTAGCTGTCATTATTACTGATGACATAAGATTATGCAATAAAATTGCATTCAGGCAGAAGAGACTGCTTTACCGTATACCTTGTGTATACTACTATTACGTCCTATACTTCTTAGGACAGAGCTTCGAAGAAATAATCGAAGAAAAGCTGCTAGTTGCAGACTATCGTATCTGGGAAGATACAGGATCGCTGGAATCAGCGGGAGACAAATATTTTGTCGATGGCGAATTCTTCGCTGAAGGACACTCGTTTACCGAGTTTAATTGGACCAAACATTGGTCTGAACGCACTACTTTAGTAGTGAAAGATATCAAAATACTTGATATGATAAATTTTCCAAAGAAATTTGCTATTAATGGTAGAAACTACACTACCAGATCGCGGGTAAACCGCTCATATTAGATTAAATCTATTATCGTAGCCATGGCTACACTGTTGTTTCTAACAGACTGCGTTACGACGAGTAAGTGAGATACGATCCCACAAACGCCGACAGGCTGAAG